ATTTTTAAAACATATGAATAAATTTGATAATAATTACTGTCTTGTATGTAAATAGAATCTGACAAAAATCCGTTATTAGTTTGAAAATATCCAGGATATTCTGCAATAGCATTGAGTTTGATTTCAACAATAGCAGGTTTAACACCAGCAGTGCCAATAATAGTTTCAACGTCAGATGAAAACTCTTTTAATATAGTTCCTGAGTAAGCACCATCAACATATGTAGGTGTAACATAATCTACAGTATTAATAAATCCTAATTCTGAAATATTTATTGTTGGTTCAACACCAACAATAAGAGGACCACTACCAGAATCAATAGTAACAACAGAAAGTAATTCATCTGTTTCACTAATTGATCTGGAAGTTAAAGAACTAGAAGGTAATATTGATGAAGTGAAATCAGCAATATATCCAATGCCAAATCGAATAATTTGAGCATGAACTATTCCACCAACTGAATTGATCTTTGTGACTTTAATTAAAGTGCCTGTACCTGTACTACTTTTAACTTCAAATACTTGGCCAACTCGAAACCCCTGTCCAGCATCATATATGGTAACATTAGAAGTTGTAGGTAATATTGTTGCTTTAAATAAATCTTGATATTTTACAACATTTCCAGGACTTATAGATCCTTGAATATTTCGATCTAGATAAATTTCATAAACATCATTACCAATAGCTACAATTCTATCAACTTCTCCTTGAATTTCACTTGTCTTTTTTACCTCAACTCGAATAATCCTATCACCATCTTCTATATCTACAACCTCTCCGATAATAGTATTAACATCACCATAAGTTACTTTTACAAAAATAGATCTGTCTTGACTCCATCTACCATCTGATGGACGCAACATTTGTTGGCCAGGATAGGACACTTCAACTTCTTTACCAAAAAGTAATCTAAACAAAAGTTTGTATGACGCTTCTGATCCTTTGGAAAGATATAGATCCTTTATATTCTTTAATGAAAACCTCTCATCAGATTGGATAGTAGTTGGTAGATTGTACGATAACTCTTTTTTAAACTGATCAATAAAAGATTCAAGAGTTTGGTCGATATCCCTAATTGTAGAAAAATCAACACCTTGTGTTTGTAAAAATTCATAATATGCTTCAACGAAAGCAACGAATGTAGGGTAATCCTCCCTAATATGCTCAGGAAGTTGTCTTGAAACGACAGCAGAAAGATTAGTTCTTGACATTATGATCTAATAGATTGGAATTTATAGTTATAACCAGCCTGTAAATCACCATTAACACTATTATCAGCTATCGCTTCAACAGTTAAAAGATCCGCTGGAATAGTAACAATTTGATTTAGTGCGGAAACAATGTCATTTGATTCTGGTTTGATTTGCATCTCAAAAACTGAACCAGCAAGAGAAGTAATATTTAAATTATTCACTATAACAGTTCCAGCTTTATAATCAATAACACCGATTGTTGGATTGACAATAATTTTATCAAAGTTTGAATTAAGATAATATAAACGAATATTTCCTAAAGAATCATCATCTAAGTAATGAACTTCTGTTTTGTTAGGAATAAAAAACCCTGTGGTAGAAAATACATCACCTTGTTTACCACCATCTACAGAGATTGGAGAAATTAAAGTTAAACGATATTCTGCACTGACATTATAATTAGGTTCAAATTCTCTTTTAATAATAACTCTTGTAGTATTATTAATAATAGAAGGATCTGCGCTATCAATAATCCTAGTTAACTTAGAGAATCTTAACACGCTATCAAATCTTTCCAACTCATTATCATTGTATGTCATAATTGCATCTTTAACTATAGTTTCTATTTGTGATGCTGTTTTAATAGTTTCTCTCGGGTTATAGTAAACATAAGAAGTTACTTTAACATTAAGATATTCTGGATCAATAATTTCTGGAAAAATAGAAACAATATTTTTAGGTTTTAAAATACTATATACATCTTCTTTTTGTAAGTTTGTTAGCTTGACTGCGTCTTTTGGTTTAATACAAATATATGTTTTACCAAAAATAGGAGGACTGTTAACTTCACCACCCCAAACAGATACTGCTTGAGCTGGAGCAAAATTAGATAGTATTATAGATCTATAATCATCTGGAGTTACTACACGATTTTGCGCAGCATATATTTTTGGAGCGTTAAATTTGATACTATTAATATCTTCTACAACTGAACCACCTGATGCTCTTTCTACAGTAGTAACAGATAGATTACTTCCTATTAAAGAAACTCCACCGTAAGAAAAGACGTTTGATGTATTTGGTGCTTCTAAGCTAGAAACATAATAGTCTAGAGTAACAACATTGCCAACATTTAATTGTTTACCAAAAATACCTTGGCCAAAGACGATTTCGTAAAGACCATCATCAATCTCTTTAATAAAATAAACTTTTGTAAGTTCATTAATATCAGTCAAAGATTCAGCACGAGTAAAAACTTCAAATAAATCTGAATTGGCATTTTCTTGAACACGAACTGTTAAGGTATCAAGGTCTACATTTGGATTAGGAACAATGTAACGAATACCATTTGCAGCAGTATATTTAAATTGAAGTGGTGTTCCTTCTATAATCGATAAGTTTGGAAAGATATAGTTACCTGAGATATTTCTACTTGTAGTAACTGCAGATCTATTATAGAATGTATAAGACTCACCATTAATACTGGTATTAAATGGTTGATTGGCAGGAAGTGTTACTGTGACAGGATTAGAATTTGGTGCGGTAATGGTAGCATTTACCACAGCTTTTGCACACTTGGCAGAACGTGGAACATATCCAAGCATTTTAGCCAAAGAAACTACTGAAGATCGTTTACTGGCAGAGTCTAAGAAAACTTCATTTACAGCTAAGTTAGTGTAAATACCATTATAGTGAGTATTGTAAGCCAGTATATCGAGAAGAACGGAAAGTCCAGATCCTTCAAAGTCATAATCAGAAAACTCTGATTGCCCCTGTAAAAATGTTTTTAAGTTAGTTTTGATTGTATCAAAATCTAAATCTGAAACAGTTATTCTTTTATTGGTGTTTGCCATTTATCGTGTTCTCTCTAATGCTAGATCGAGAGTAATAGGTCTCTCGGTATTGACTATTTTAAATTCTAATGTAATATAGACTGAGTTTAGATCTGCGGCATCGTTCACTCTAACATCTATAATTTGAACTCTAGGTTCAAAATTATTAATAACATCTATAATTGCACGCTGAAGCATAACATCAAACATTGGACCTGGAAGTTCAAACATCAATGATCTAATAGGAGAACCAATTTCACTATGGAATGGTCTCTCAAAGTTTCTGGTCAATAGAAGATTTTTAATGGATGCTTTAATAGCATTCTCGTCATATCTACGAGTTATGTCCCTACTCACTGGGTGTTTAGTAAAATTAAGGTCGATGTCGGAGAAAAGTCTTGTATTTCTTGTCATATTCTTATTTAGGTTATTCTATAAAAGAGTTGGGAGATCCTTCGCCGATTGCATCCCCACATGCAATATTATCACCAATTCTTGCAGCCAATTTACCTTCTATAAAAGTCTTACTAGCTCCAGAAGACGGAGATCTAGTTGTTCCTGCATGTGTAACAAGACCACATGTATGAGGTGCGTGTAGGCAACTACTATCTACCACAGAAGCTAACTTACCATTAAAAAAGGTTTTTGCTACTGGTGTAGATACCAAAGCAGTCGGAGGGAAACATCCGTGCCCTGTACTCATATCTCCGATTCTACTTACTGCTGGCATATCCGACGTATTCCTGTAAAGAGTTTTTTCCGCTGGTCCAGTCGTTAGTTACAGTTTTACTATAAGTTTGGGTAGCGACCACTGTATTACCATCTTTAGCAGTTACGGTATATGTAAATGTTTTACTCGAAACCGAACTTGCTTTATACGAAATCATTTGATATAATTTATTAAGATCAATCTGATTAAACTTTGTGACTACAGGAAATGATCCTTCTAAAGTTCTGTATGTTATTGTGTTATCAAATGAATCAAAATAGTATCCAGAAAGAGTTCCACCAGAAATACTAATTGTGCTTGGATTAACCTGATCTGCAGTAATAGTAACTGGATATGAAACTATAGTCATAGTCAAAGGATCTTCCTGTTCATACGTTATGGTATGAGAAAAAGATACAATCTCATTGACAGATCCCAAATCGGTTGAACCTGGATTCCAAGGCATTATGCACTCTTAGGTGGAATGTTTTCAACCAACACAAATCCTGATGGTGCACCTGCAGTGTTACGTTTATAAGTCGAATCATTGACCATGGTAAATGCCATTTTTCTAGAACCCTTTGGTTTGTATGAAACGTGAATCCAAACAGATCCTGGATAACGATATTCTAAAATTAACTGGTCATATGGAATAATCTTTTCAGCCTTTTGAATAATATCATACGTTGCTGTATACTTGTTTGG